CGCCGGAGAACCGGTTGCCCCGGAAGGTGATCCGGTAGCCCTCAAGGTAGGTCGTGCCTACCTTGATAGCGCCGGGACAACGATATTGCATTTGCTCCACATTGAGGTTGGAACCGTATGCGAGATAGAATTTTCTGCTCATATCGTATTCCTTTCTGCCGGGGAGTAACCGCCCCGGCTCGGTTGGTTGATGATTATAACACAGTTACCATCTCGATCCCTACCGCTGTTGTATCTGTAAATCGTGCCTTCTTATCAATTAGCAGAGATCCGTTATAATCGACATCGACCACCATGTACTCTTCGTTTTCAAACAGAACAGACTTTCCAATCCATGCCCTTTTCAATCCTTCGATATATTCGCTGTAATTGCCCATGTTTTCATCCTTTCTCCCCGTCGAGCCGATAGGACAGCTGGTGTAAGTTTCGTGTAAGATCCGTGCAAGTTTGGTTTAAGCTGCAGGAGTGAATGCACTGGTCAAGTGCTGCCGGCAGGTCTTGAATTCGGATCCCTTAAGGCCAAGTCTGTTTTTTAGTACCCGGTTCATCAGATCGGCTTTCTGCTCTTGGGTGTAGTGGGAAACCTCTTTGAAGTACAGCCGATCGGCGTTGGTCTCAATGGCCCATGCGCTCATGGCTAAGCAGAACTGCACATAAGCCTTGATCTTCCCGGCGTGGGTGGTGCCGTTGAACAACCGGAACTCTACTGTGCCTTTGGTGAAGTAGGCGTGGAGGTTGACGCCGTGATACCGGGTGGCGTTGTAGTGCTGGTGGTCGATGCCGCCAGTGTAATTGTCATTGGCTCGGCTGTACCAAGTAGCTTCCATGCTGCCACGGGACTTGACGGTGTTCTTCATCGCCCGGAGAAGTTCCGGGGACATCTTCTGACACCAACGGTCTGCCCGGGCGCCGATCTGCAAGGCTTCGTAGAATAGATCCTGTCTGCCGGTGGCGAAGTTGACCAGGCGGGTCAGACTTTCCGGGGTGTGGTTCTTTCCATCGACATGGACATGAATGCCGCAGGAACTATTGGAGATTGCACCGGCTTCCCGGAGTGCCCGGATGATGTTCTGGAGATCTTCGAGATCTTCGTACTGGAGAATGGGAGTAACGATCTCACAGGAATAGTCGCTGTTGGCGTGTACGGTTCGGCCGTTCTCTTTGCGCTGAGTTCTGATGGATGCGTCGGACATTGCTTTCCAAGTCCGGTTCTTCCGATCGGTTGCGCCCCATGTCTTGTAGTAGCTGCCGAGGTAGCGGCTACGAGTGCCGAAGTAGTTGGCAATGATGCCAGCGGCTTGCTCACGGGTGATGCCGGTTAATTCGATTTCTACGCCGAAGTTCTGTTCCTTGATCAACATTATAAGTTTCCTCCTTGACATTTGACACCGCTATGACTTATAATGGGGGTGCTCGGGAGGGGCGGTGTTCCCTCCCGGCCCCCAGTTTACTGTGAGAGGTTTACTGGGGCTTTTCTTTTAGTAGTCGGTCGAGTTCTTTTAGGAACTCTTCTTTGGTTTCGGACTTTTCTGCGATTATCTTGATCGCCGTGATTATTGTTTGTGTGTAAGTCATTTCATCAACCTCGGTTTTGATTTGTTCCACCGCTTTGACCTCCTTTCTGTCTATATTATACACGATTATCGTGTACTTGTCAATAGGAAAAGTAAAATAATTTCGTGAAATTGTAAAATAATTTTATTGACAGATAAACGGAAATGGTGTATAGTACAATCGAGGTGATGAATATGGCTATTTCCAAGAAAATCAAAACGCTACTGACGGAATGCGACAAGAAGCAGGCCGATCTCCAAGAAGTCCTGGGTATGAGCAGCAAGCAGAGTTTGAGCAACAAGTTCTCGAACGAGAGGTGGTCTGCCGAGGACTTGGCAAGGATCGCTGAGTTCTGCGGCTGCAAACTGGCATTCATTTTGCCTAACGGTGAGCGCATCGTTATTGATGCAAACGAATAACCCATAAAAGGAAAGACCCGGACGCATTGAGCATCCGGGTCTCGGAGTATGTCTATCGCTTGCTATGTATGTGCGATCCAGTTCGTGTCTTGGTCCTGGTGTCTTTGTTTGGCTCCCGGACGATCAGATCTGAAAGCTCACAGTCCAATGCTTCACAGATCAGGTCAAGGTGCTCCAGGTTTACACGCTCGGCAATCTCATGGTACATATCGTTTATCGTTGACGGTCTGATACCTGTTGCCCTGGCAAGGTCTGCTTGCGTCCACCTCCGCTCGCCAAGCCGGGTGGAAAGTAAAATCCTAATCATAGCCATGCTCCTTTGCGGTTAATTCTAACAATTTCATTCTAATTCCGCAGTCATTTGTTAGAAAATAACGCATTTCGTTAGAGCAGTACAAAAAAGGGCTGTCTGCGAGATCGTGATGATCCCGTAGGCAGCCCTCTTTTTATTCGCTGTAAAAATGCGCTATAATGCTGCACCAGAATGAACCTCAAAATGAACCGCAAAAGGTGGGCGTAGGGCGTTTGCACCTCAAATGAACCTCAATTTTTTCGGTTTGTTTCCGTCAAGTTCCGTCAAACTCGGTTAAAAGAAAAAACCCAAAAACCGTTGCGGTTCTTGGGTTTTTTGAAAAAGTGTTGGGAAATCAGCGCTTGCTGAACTGGGGTGCGCGGCGAGCTGCCTTCAAGCCGTACTACTTACAGCCAAGCATAAAAAGTTCCCTAATACCAACGGAAATTCCGTTTTGATTTCAAAATGAACCTCAAACTGAACCTCAAACTGGGTTATCCTGAAAAGCCATATTCACTTTGGAAATGAGATCCTGCGGCCGGTTGTAGGTTAGGTGCGCATAAATGTCCAGAGTGATCTTTGCGTGCTCATGACCGGCGAGGGCCTGCACCGTCTTTACATCGACACCTGCCAGAAGTAGGTTTGTGATGTAGGTGTGGCGCAGCTGATGCGGTGTTACATGGAAGTCGATGCTGTAAATGACATTGCCGTTGTGCGCTGCGGCTTCACCAAGCACCGGCTTGACTACATGCGCAGTCTTTACGCCTTCCTTGTATCGGTAATAGGTCCGTTCCTCGGCTGTCCGTGTGCTGATATACTTCCATAGCCGCTGCCACTGCGTTCCGGACAGCGGCTCCCCGTCCCTGTTGGCTATGACATAATCGGAGATCGACTTTTCCTTGACCTCACGAAGATGGTCCACCAGCTGTGGCGGTATCGGAACGGTGCGCCGGGAAGCCTTTGTTTTCAGATCGTGCGTAACCACCGGGCGATTGTTCTCGATGTGCCATGCACGGTCCACATAGATGTGTGGTGCGTCGTCGTCGAGGAATACGCAATCCCATTGCAGGCCGAGGGCTTCCTCCCGGCGCAAGCCGGCATAAAGGCAGATCATCACAAAGGTGTACGGTGGCAGGCCACGGATGGCATCGAGCAGCGTTTGCACCTGCTTTGTTGTCAATGCCTTTTTCTCCTTGGCGCTCTTGCCGCCCTTCGGGTTTAGATCCTCACAGGGCGAACGATCAATGACGCCACTTTTGTATGCCGAATAGAAAATGGCTTTATAGAGCATTTGCACACTTCGGTATATGGAAGCGGATTTGTCTGCCGCTTTGGTGATCGCCATATTAACATCATCCGGGGTTATGTCTGCCATGTATTTATCCCCCAGCGGCTCAATGATGTAATTTTTCACTTTTGAGGTATAATCCACCATCGTTGTATTACGCACATGGGCAGATCTCATAACGAGCCACTTTTCTGCATACTCTTTGACGGTGGGGTTATCCCGGCGAAACACAGCTTCCTCGATCTGCCGTTCCGCTTCCTTGATCTTCATGGTCAGCTCGTCCGGATCCTTGGCATAGAGGGCAACATACTTACCGTCGCTGTCCTTGATCCGTTTGCGATATTGATTCCGGCTCGGTACCCATTCGTAGGTTGGCTTCTTTGGGCGGGCCATCTAAGCGCCTCCTTTTCTGCTTGCGCCTTTGGCCCTGGTATGCTATAATAGCAGAGCAAAAAGCGCCGATCTGTGAGAGGGTTGGTATTTGCAATAGCCGTCCATGGTGTTGGTAGCGCCGTGGGCGGCTCTTTCTATTTTAGGATTTCTAATTAAGAGATTATCATAGCTTTAGCTATAGGTTAGCATTAGATTAGAATTAGAATAGAATAGCTACGCGCGCACGCGCATGACGCGCACGCACGCACGCGCGCGAGGGATTCACTCTTTTGCAAGTTTAACAGCTGTACCGATTCCGCATAGATTCATTCCGTTCATTTCCATGCTTACAGCAATAACCGCATCTGCACCAAGTTCAGCTGCCTGCTGCTCCAGGACTTCGCACACTCCGTCAACGCCTGCTTTCCATCCTCGCTGCGTTGCCTTGTTCCCTCCGGGAAGTGCTGCAACCACAGCACCGGACACGATGCCGAGATAGCTGGAGATCTGACGGCCTTCAATATTGGGGGATGTTGTAATAATCATAAAGCACCTTCCTATATGTGATTGCGCAAAGGATCCACCAAGGGATCCCCTATACATTATAGCGCATGTCGTTGTCAGTCGAATGTTATATTTTTTCTATTTTCCCAAAACGGGAATTTTCTATGCTATAATGGGCTTGCCGGCAGTACCCACGAAAGGAGAAAAGCTCTATGAAACAGGATCAGCCCAAGCCCAGTCTGAAGGAGATCTTGGCAGCGGAATTGTTTGCCAAGCTGTCGGAGTCTGCCCAGGATGTGATTATTGAACAGCTAAAAGACCTTTTATCGAAGCAATGATAAACGCCTGCTGTTCTTCGTTCAGCATATCAAAGAGTTCAATATACTCTGCCTTACGCCCATCGCTGTTTGCAGCGGTGGGCGTTACGCTTCTTTCCATAGGAACATCGTAGCCCATCAGCCATGCTTCGGAAACATTGAGAGCCAGGCCGAGGATAGTCAGCTTTTCCTGCCCGGGCTCAGTCTTTCCGGACACATACTGGCTAAGAGTGTTTTTTCCAAGGTTCACACCATATCTCTGACAAAACGGCTGCGCAGCACGAACAATATCGGCCTGTCGGATCTGCCGCTTTTCCATAATTTGTTGTAGACGTTCGCTTGTTGTGTAAGGCTTCATAGCTTTGCCCTCCCTCTTGATATGCCAATAGTATACACCACTTTGAATAAAAGTTCAACAGCAAAATTAAAAAAGTTCTAATTTTTTGAACTTGCCTATTGCATTTTTGAATTTAGTGTGTTATATTGCTAACAGGTTCAACGCCTATGAACTTGTACGAAAGGAGGAAATCACACATGGCGTATGATTATAGCAAGCTGAGCGGCAAGATCCGTGAAGTGTTTGGCACCAACGGAAAGTTTGCTAAGGCTATGGGACTGTCTGAACGCACTGTTTCTTTGAAAATGACCAGCAAGGTTGGTTGGAAGCAGGAAGAAATGGACAAAGCTATGAACCTGCTCGGCGTACCCTGTGAAGAAGTAGGCACTTATTTTTTTAAGCAAAAGGTTCATAGCTAATGAACTACCGGCGTGAAAGGAGCACAAGTATGGGTACACTACTGACCCGCAAGGAAGCTGCAGCACGGCTCGGCATTTCTGTTGACACGCTGGACGCAGAAAGAGCCAGTGGGCACTTGGCCTACATACAACGGAAGCCGGGCGGCAAGGTTTGGATCGCTGAGGAAGCGATCAATGATTACTTATCCAGAGCGACACACCCTGTACGACCTCCGGTCAGAATGACCAAGGAAACATACAGGAACCGTCGAGCCTGAGAACAAGCGCACAGCGCAGAAAGGAGTTGAGAAGCTATGGCATATTACAGGCGCTGCCCCTGCTGTGGTGCAAATAACGACCCCAGCGAGATCTGTGATTGCCAGGGCGAGGACAAAAAGAAAGAGGCCACCCCCGTCGCACCGGGAATGACCTCAGGCTTTACACCCATTCCATCTTACCAAGGGGCAAATCAAAAGTCAATCTTTGAAAGGAGAGATGCCCTTTGGCGGACAATGATCTGAGAGATCTCCGGGTGCAAAAACAGCTGCCGGTTAAAGAGATGGTCGAGGTTGTCCGTGCCCTGTATCCCAAATTTGACAAGACCGTACAGAGCAAATGTGAGAATGGCAGCTCTTACGGCATAGTCCTCCGTCCGGATGCAATGGAAGCCCTTTACAAGCGGTTTGCCCCAGAGATCCTGGAGGGGCGCAGGCTGGCCCGTAAAGAACGCCATAGATTAACCTGTCGTATATCTGCCCGGTTGGAGAACGACGATTATGCGGCGTTGCAACGGCACCTAAAGGCAGATGGGTACGCAACTATGCAGGATCTGCTTACTGATCTTGTGCGGCGGTACTTAAAAGCAAAGGAGGATGCTGAATGAACATCCCCGATCACCCCGTTATCCGGAATATGGAAGCCACCGGCACGCCGGACGGAAAAGCTGAGCAGTACCCTCGGTGCCCCGCCTGTGGCGAGGAATGCGAAACAGTATTCCGGGATCGCTTTGGCGCATACATCGGCTGCGACGTGTGCGTGGAAACAAAAGATGCGTGGGAAGTGGATGCGTGCTTCCCGGAAAGCGAGGACAAATGAAAGGTATTGTAATTACCCCTGAGAATGTGATCTCTGTCCAAGACTTCGGTGATCCGCTGTATAAGACAGTCGGCGCAGCTGTTGGTGGTGGCATTGAGATCGTACACCCTAGGTTACTGGAACAACCCTTTTGCATGATCGTAGACGACGAGGGACTACTAAAGGAATACCCCTTGAATGTGGTCGGTAGTTTCCTCTATGAAACACTCAGCCACGGGTGTCCGATTGTCGGCACGGTCGTGTTCATGAAAGAAGGGATCCGAGACGGAGAACCGGATATCATCGGCCTGTCCGATGAAGATGTCCAGTACTTAACTGATAAGTTTAATCACTTTTTCAAACTGAAAGGAGAAACTACCCCATGATTATTAAACCCGAAAAGCTGACTTTCGCTGATAAGAAAGTCCGTATCCTGATCGCCGGCTTCCCTGGAATTGGCAAGACCACTCTGGCACTCTCTTCTCCCGATCCGCTGTATGTCGATGTGGACCTTTCCGCTGAGCGTATCAATCGTGAGGTGCTGAACCTTGCGAAAGGTATTACTCAGCCCCGGGATTACAAGGAGCTGCGGCAGGATCTTGGCCTTGGCTGCACCGAAATGGAGCTGCAGGCGGTGAGAAACAGCCTTGCGGACTATAAGACCATTGTCGTTGATACTGGTGGTAAGCTGCTTGCCATCATGGGCCAGTACGGTATGCGGATCGACCCCAAGTATGGACGGAAAGATGGAAGTCTGTCCTTACAGGGCTATGGTTGGCTCGGTAAAGAGTTCCAGCGCTTCCTCGATCACATCATCTATCAGCTGGACAAGCACATCGTAATCGTATTCCACACTGTTGAGGAAAAGGATGGCGACGACACCAAGCTGCGCATCAAGGCAGAAGGATCCTCCAAGAACTCCGTGTGGGAGGTTATGGACCTGGGCGGCTTCGTGGAAATGCGTGGCAATCAGCGGACCATCGGCTTCTCCAACTGTGAGCGTTACTTCGCCAAGGGCACCCGTGGCATTCACGGTGTTTACCCCATCCCCGAGCTGACCCCCGGCACGCCTAACGATTTCCTCACCAAACTGTTCGAGAAGTACAATGCAGTATCTGCGCAGGAAGCGGAGAAAGCCGCAGAGGACAAGGCTGCCTATGATGCCGCCATGACCGAGGGCTACCAGCTGATTGCGACGGTCGTCGATGCAGATACCGCAACTGCTGCGCTGCACGGGATCAAGGCAATCAAGCACGCACTGACCTCCGAAAAGGAACTGGGTGCTGCTTTCAATAAGCAGGTCAAGGAACTGGATCTGATGTGGGATAAGGTGCTGAAGCAGTACACGCCGAAGCCCAAGGAGGATAAGTGATGGAGAAAGCTGGAAAGCCGAGAGAAAAATCCCCCTACGCAGGCATGGTTGTCAAGACAAAGCCGGATGTCGGCATCGACCTGACCTCAGGAAGATCCTTGGGTGACCTCGAGTTTCACATCGAGGATTGGTGGGAAAATGTTTCCGGCCAGTCGTGGATGAACTCGGATGGAAATCCGGCCGCAATGAACTACGCTTTCCGCATTGGTATGGGTGGCGGTAAGGTGCCGCTCGACAATGAGGTGCTTTACGGGAAGATCGGTTGGTTTGGCTATCTCTTCCATGTATCGGAACTCTGTTTGCCGGAGGTGGGTTAAGTGGCTCGTTATCTCATGACACATTCCCTGCTCTCGTCCTGGATGTATTGTCTGAGAGAAAACCCCTACGAGGATGCGACCACCGAATCGGATCCTATGGGTGATTTCTTAAAGGTCCTGCGCCGGGAGCCTACCGAAACCACCGAAGCTATGGCTAAGGGCATCGAGTTCGAGAACCTGGTTGACGATATTGTAAACGGCTTCCACGACAAGACGCACAACTGGTACGATGCAGCGAAGCAGGTGGCAGATCGTGTGCGTGGTGGCGTTCCACAGATGAAGATCAACAAGGAAATTGTCGTAAACGGATTTACCCTTGTGCTCCATGGACGGCTTGACTGGCTGAAAGCCGGTGAGATCGTCGATGTCAAGTACACCGGCAAATACGAAAGCGGCAAGTTCTTTACCAGTACGCAGCACCCTATGTACTTCGAGTTGGTCCCGGAAGCGAACAGCTTTACATATCTTGCCAGCAACGGCAGCAATGTGTGGCCGGAAACCTATCGCCGGGATGAAGCGCAGGATATCAAAACGGTAATTGCGAATTTCCTCGACTGGCTCGTGGCTACCGGACACATCGAAACCTATAAGAAGCACTGGGAGGCACGATGAAAGGGCCGATGCGAGGGCGCTTGGTCGATATGTCTATCGGCCTAAACCGGAAATACCGAATTACCGTGGAGGTAGATCGGGACTTCCGGGAGGACTACGAAAAGCTGAAAGACCAGGATCTTGACATTGAGATCAAGAAGCACCGGGACAAACGATCAAAGTCAGCCAACGCATACTTCCATGTACTGGTCAACAAAATTGCTACCGTGCGTGGTGGCAGCGAAGAATCTGTAAAAAAGAGTTTGGTTATCGAATATGGCGCATTGGCAAAAGACGAAGATGGCCTAACGGTAGGGTTCAAGCTGCCGGTGTCTGTGGATGTTGATACGGTCCACCCCTACACTAAGTGCTTTGATACCCGTGAGGAAGGCGGCAAGATGTTCCGGTGTTACCTGGTCTACAAGAGGACACGATATATGGACAGCAAGGAAATGGCTCGACTGATTGACGGCGCTGTCGAGGTTGCCCGGGAGCTGGGCATTGAAACCGACACCCCGGAGCAACTGGCTCGGTACAAAGAGGAATGGAGCAGACAATGAAGCAAGGTCGATTTGTCAGCTGCCCCTACTGTGGACAGCAAGCGGAATATGTCGATAGCGCCGTGATCTACGGCAGAAGCTACGGCATGGTTTATCTCTGCCGCCAATGCGATGCCTATGTTGGTGTTCACAAAGGAACCGATCAGCCCCTCGGCAGATTGGCAAACCGGGAGCTGCGCCGCTGGAGAAACAGGGCACACGCAATGTTTGATCCCCTGTGGCAGAAAGGGCGCTTCCGGCGCCGGCGAAACGATGCATACGCATGGTTGGCCGAAAAGATGGGACTACCCAAGGAGGAAACCCATATCGCTATGTTCAATGTACCCCAATGTAAACAAGTAATCCAAATTATGAATGACGAGAGGAGACAGTCAAATGAGTATTGTTAATTCTGAAATTCCCGAAGAGGGTGTGCTGGTGGAGGAAATGGTTACCATCCCGCTGGCGCTGTTTGAAGAGCTGGTTCGTGCCGAAACGGAGAGGGATGTCCTGGAAGCGACTATCGAGAACGGCAAGTATGACGCCGATACCGTGCTTG